CAATCGAAAACAATTACCAAACTGTTGACACAATATTTATTCCAATGAATGAGTTTTTAATCAAAAAATTGAAAGAACAAAATGAAAAAAAATTAGAAAAATTAAAAGGTATATATTATGAAGATCTTATAAAGGATGAAAATTATTCTAAAAGCTTTGATACTTCAAAATTTGTAAATGAATTAAAATCTATTATCACAAAATATAATGATTCAACACAAAATGATTCAACACAAAATGGTGAATTCGAATTAAAATCTGTTGATAGTAAATTGAAAGAACTTTGGAAAAATACCCATGTGAGAAAATATATGAGCCATGAGTTAAAAAAAGTGAATATTACATTCAAATTACTTGATTTTAAACCTGATAATAAAGATCATATGATTGTAGCGATACAAGCTTTAAATAGGTTGTATGATTATAGTGGAATTTCTGTAAACGTTGATGGACAATTATCGTCATTCGAAAAATATTTAGAATCATTACTAACAAACGCTCTTAATCAGAATAATGATACTGGTCCACAATCGTTGAAATACAAAATATTATATCAGATATTTGATACTAAAAATTATGTAAGTTCTTCTCCTATTTATCAAACTAATCTAAACAATGCATTATTACTTAAGATACTGCAAATTCTTCAGCCTGATAATAAAAATAAAAATATTAATGCCTTGAAAAATAACTTACAAACAATTGATTCTAATTGGAAGTTGCATAAAAAATTTCTTGAAAATGACCAAAGAATAGAAAATGAAAATTATTCAGATATAGCTATATATTATTTATATCATATTTGTTCATTATACGTTTCTAAGAAGATAAATCCACCTGCCGAAATATTAGATAGATTAATAGAAGAAATTAACAATTTAGTAGATATTGATACTATTGGTGATTTGAATAAATGTTATGATAATTCATCACTGACGAGCAAATGTGAAGGAAACAACAATTTTGAAACATTAAGAAAACTATTAAAAGTTGAAACAACACCAAAATTAACAAATATCGATAGAGATACTATACTTAAACATAATATATCAAACAAAAATCTTAATAAACTCATATACAATAAATTACTAGAAACCACTTCAAAAGAAACTTTAAAAGATAAATTATTCAAAGAATATTTGTCGAATGCTGCAAATGCTTGGTCAGTTTCATATTATCCTGGATATTCAATAAAAAGAAAAAGAGTGAAAGCGAGAGATTATATAGTAGAACTTTTGAATGATGCAGATAAAGATACAGATAATAAATCAAGTCTTTTGATAATGAAATATGCAGATCTTCCTGAAAAACGTGATTATGACGAATTTAACGATCATTTTAAAAATAATCTTGATGCATTCGTGGAAGAAAATTTCGTAATAACTGAAAAGCGAAAAAAAGAATTAGCTGAAGAGCAAAAAAAAATCGCTGAGATGACAACAACATATAATGGCATTAAAGAATATTTTTATGAATCATATAATATCATTGAAAAAAACATTGATGGGTATGTACAAGCTATTAAAACTAACACATACAATGAAGGTGATGCTATTAATGTTGTAGATGACAAAATACAAGCATTAAATAAGTTACCCGAAGGTGAAAACGATATAAATACTATTGCAGTTGATGTTCAACAACTAAAAGATTATGCTAACAAAAATAAGATAAAATTACTAAAAAAAGATATTAGCATTTTCAACGATATTTTTGAAAACCCATACACTGAAATCGAAAGTAAATTAGTTGAACTCACAGAAAATAATAAAAACATGATGAAAACATATGATGAAGCTCTTGAAACATTGAAAAGCATACACATTGGATTACAACTGAAAAATGTACAAAATCAAACTAATCAAAAAATACAAGCAGAAGAAGCAAGAGAAGCAGAAGAAGAAGCAAAAGCAGAAGAAGAAGCAAGAGAAGCAGAAGCAGAAGCAGCAGCAGCAAAAGCAAAAGCAGAAGAAGAAGCAAGAGAAGCAGAAGCAGTAGCAAAAGCAAAAGCAGAAGAAGAAGAAGAAGCAGCAGAAGCAGCAGCAGCAATAGTAAATGTCGTAGAGACTAGTAATGCTAAAAAATATCCAACGACTATTGAAGATTATAAAGAATATGTTGGTGATCTTAAACTGTTGCACGAAAATTACTATAACCAGTATAATGTATTACCAGATGACCAGAAATATGATGACTTAACTAAGTTCTTTGATGAATTATTTGAAAGTAGAGAAGAGAATATCAAAGTTAGTGAAGAAGATGAGTTAAATATGTTGAAAACATTCTTTGACTTATTGAATAAAACGAGTAAAGGTGGAGGGACAAGTTGTGATATCCCAGAATTAAATGATTTGAAGAGAATTTTAAAAACAACTGCTGAAATATTTAGAAATAAAAAACAACTCAGTGAAGAAGAAATTGTTAAAGCTATTTCATCATTCAGTAATATTTTCAACGAAATTGATATCCAAAACCTTCAAACAACTTTAAGAGGTTTCATTAGTTGTAATGAAATAGAAGAATTGAATTTCATTTATTTTTATTACATACATTATTGTAACGAAGTTCTCGAAATAGGTAAAAAAATTTCACAATCTAACATAAGAGAAACACTAAATGAAATTAAAAATATAGGTAAAAATTATGTTAAAAATTATGAAACTAACGAACATGCATTCATTCGTTTTGTCATGAATGAGTTTAATATATATGAATCTAAATTGAATTTTTATTGGTTTTTGCTAGAATTAAATAAAATTGACAATAGTAGCAATAGCAATAAAATAGTTGCTATAACAGAACAAATTGAAAATTTAAAAGTTACATACAATAGTAGTCCAAAACATACAAATCCTTCTTTAATAAGTAAGTTCATTTACTCAGTAAAAACAGATACTGATATTAATGTTTATATAAAGTTATTCAAAGATATTAAAGAACTTGAAGATGACATTCTCAAATCAATCATTGATAAAAGTAATATGGATACATTGAGACATTTGAGTAAAAGTTTTAAAGCCGAAGTTGAAACATTAAAAAGCGATACAATAACTCAAGACAGCTTGAAAGACAGCTTGAAAGGTAAATTAAAAGACATAAAGAAAACAGCCATGACTTATAGATTAAATACAAACAAACTGAATAGATTAAATTCAATGATGCAGATAATTGATGATAAAATTGAAAAATTGAATGAAGAATATAATCAAGCCGATTTTACATTGGAACCTGGAAGCAATATAGAACAAAAAGCACAAGAATTTCAGGAATATAATTCAAAATTCAGTGCAGATGATTTAGTTAAACATTATAAAGAAATTTTCAATAAAGTTAATGAGTCAGCAACTGTCAATACTAAATTGATCGAAAAATTCAATGCACTTTTAAATGAATCAGAAGTAATGTATAGTCAGTATGATGCATTACGACAAGATGTTGATGTTAAAGGTAAAACCGATGCAGAACGTAAAAGTGCCCTTAAAATTTTTTTTAATGGAGACGATATGCATAGGTTAATTGAAGATATAAATGATAAGAATACTGAACGTAATTACATATTTGGGATGATTTCTGATGTATTGAAATCCGAATCTAAAGAAAAACATAATGTTATGATTGGTAATTATAACATCATAATGAAAGAAATTACAGAGGCAGAATTAAACGAAGAATTTGCAAAGACACATCATGCGAATTTATACAACTCGTTAAAAAAATTTGAGAGGTTTTTAATTGACAAAGATTACACATCATTTGGTGTCCGTAACAAAGAATTCAATAATTTAGAATTCAATAATTTAACATTCTTGAATGAAAGTATACAGGAACTAATGAATTTACATAACGATTTAATAAGACAAAAGGGGGGCACCAATGGAGGCATTGATGAAGAGGACATTCCTAGAGCCGAAAGTGATAAAGACAAATATGATGCTCAAGATGAATCTTCAAATGGAACTTATGGAACTAGTGTCATACAAAACGATGATGAGCTAATTACTATTTTAACTGAAATTGTCAGTACATATAAAGCTAATTTGAACACCATATTGAGAAACATTTATACATTGCAAAAAACTATAAATAAATCATTAACATTAGATGTTTATAAATATATTCATAATAATAGTGATAATAGTGATAATAGCTTAAATATAGTAATAGATGATCAAGATATCACATATTTAAATAATCATATGGAAAATTTACCTATAACTGAAAACAAAACCATAAACATTTTTTCTTTATTAAAATACTTGGATGAATGGGTAACAAATGAACAACTCATCGATCAACATACGTGGAATGAACTTTCAAATGATGGTATATCAAGCGGATTTATTAATATATTTCTACATAAAAGCGACGGAGCGATAGCCATTTACGTGAAGAGTCATTATGCTAAAAAATTTTTAGAAGAAATTGAAAAAAAAATAAATGAATTATTCAATACAATTACAGAAGAAAGTGCGAAACAAAAAATCACAATAAACACAACTGATCATGATATTTTAACTTATATTCGCTTCAACTATAAAGGAAACAAAAAAGACCTCCAAAATTCAAAAAAACATGAAAAGAAAATCAATGTAACTAACCCATATTACAATATATTTTTGGATAAAGAAGAGAAAAACTTTATCATAACAGGACCAAAAAATACAGCAATATCACAATTGAATAAGCATATTCAAAAGTCTAAAGATGATTGTTCAACACCATATAATAAAGAAGAACAGATGGAAACAATCGTATATAAAACAAAAGGTAATGTCGATGCAAACTTAATGACATTCAAGCCATTTGATAGTTGTAATAAAAACGTAAACAATTACATTCAAATTGATAAGTTGGATTATCTCATGCATTATGGTGATTTCACAAATACATTTAAACCAAAAAAAGATAATAAAACAATTTCAGAAGAATTAATGGAAGAAATGCGAAACAAAAAAGGTATAGTAGATAAATTGATTAATAAAAAGGAAAATGTTTTAGTCATTGGATATGGTGCATCTGGTGCTGGTAAAACAAGTAGTTTAATAAGATATTACAACAAAACAACGAATCCTGTAACAGATGATGCTGGTGTTTTTGTGGAATTATTAAATGCAATGGCATCTACAGGAGCAATTGATGATACTATTAAAGTTAATTTATTAGAATTATATGGTTCAGAAATTGATGGAAAAATCACACAAAATACAAAGTTTGTTAAAAATCTTACATTTAAATTCAGATCTGATACACAAAATTTCTTTTTAAATGATGCAACAAAGCCTGTAATAGATTTTAAAGAAATTTGGCTCGACGGAACACCTCGTAAAAAAACCAATACAAACGAAAATAAAGATATTATTGAATTCAAAGAAGAAAAGTTGATAATTGAATATGAATATGATTGGGAAAATATGAAAGATGCTACTAAAACACCTGGTACATTCAAAGAACTATCAACTTTAAAAGAAACTCTCGAGTATTTTGTTGATAAAATAAGAATGGTTGCCCCAACAACAAATAATGATAGAAGTTCTAGAAGTCACATTTTGGTTGATATTGAACTACAAATAAATGGTGATGCTAATAGCAAACCACATTTGATAATTGGTGATTTTGCTGGTGTCGAGAATGAGTTCATTTGTGCAAATGCAAATGTCAAAGATCAATATGCCGTATTAAAAAGAAAAGATGATAAAGAAGGGTTTTATTTCTATCAAGAAAAATTTAAGAAGCAAAAAGGTGTAAATCAAGATTTTAAATATACGAAATGGGAGGATTTCATAAATGATAACCAAAATATATATAATAAAGTGCAATCACAAATTTCATACTATATAAATAATTTTAATATTAATAATACGGAAAACCCAAAAGACGACATCATTCATCAATTAACTGAACATGAAAGAAGCATGCAACAATTGACTACATATATCAACGAAATTGAAAAAGATAATATCATCAATTTTAGTCTTTTAAATGTGGATGATGATCATACATTTGATCTATCATCTCGTTCAAGACAAGAATTAATAAAAGAATTTGAAACAAACTTAGGTTCTATAGAAAAAACAATTGGAGAGTTTAATGTTAATTTAAAACAATACGATATTGAACCTATAACATTAAATGAAGATTTAAATAAGTTAAATACAGCTTATAAAAAATTACCAGATACAGATGTAAGTACAGGTATAAAATCTGAATTAATAAGAATTTTCGATGTATACCTTGCTAATTTTAATGTACAACACATAAATGAATCTTTTAGAAAATATACAGTAAAAAAACCACAACGTGACACATTTGCTACTGAAAGTGTTTGGATGACTCCAAACACTAGTAAAAAAAAAATCAGAGAGGACATAATTTTAACATTACAAGAACAGTTCACTGAAGTAATAAATCATATAATTACCACTGAAAAAACTATACCTCAATTATTGGAAATACTCGAACCTGAAAAATTTCACACTATGTTACTTAAGACACAAGCTAAGTATGAAATCACTTTAAATCGAGTAGATGGTCCTATACAAATAGGATTTAAACAATTTTTTAACTTATTTGAAGATTTAAAATTAAAATTAAAATCAGAATTAAAATCAAAATCAGAATCAGAATCAAAATCAAAATCAGAATTACAATCAGAAATAATCAGAATCAGTCAATATAAAGGATTCGATAGTGATTCGTATTATGATAAACATAAAGGTAATGTTTTAGTAGTATTAAATCAAAATGTGGACTCTGTAAAAACAGAGGTTCGGGAAATTGTAAGTAGAATGACGGAAAATATAAATAACAACAAAAAAAAAGAAATCATTACAACTTTGGAACAAAAATTAGCAAATTATAAAGCTATTACATATATAAACAACAAAGAAAATTTTATGGAAAATATGAAAGATTTCATTGCAAAAAAGGTCAATGATGTTGCATTCATGAAATATCTATATAAAGAGTGTAGTGAAAGAAGTGCAGAAGGTAAGTTTATTAATAGTGAGTTGGCGAGTTTGAGAGCAAATATTGTCAAATCAGTAATGGGTAAGAAAAAAGGTTCAAGTTTTACTTCTGATATAAACAATTTCAGTACCGAATGTTTCAACTATTATTGTCATAATACAAAAGTTTGTTTTACAAATCCAAGTATGAAAAATAATAGTGGTGCAAATAGTTATATGATTGAACAATTAGATGAACTTAATAAACTTGATGAAAATGCCCCAAAGATCTCGGACAATTTGAATTACTGTGTCTTTACAGTATTTAATATAACTAAAGATCCTGAACAAGATCCTCCAAAAATACCTTATACTGATTTAACAATGATAAAAATGATATTATCAAACTTAGAGCTGGAAACTATGAATTTTAAGTTTGCAACTAATAATGAAAACCCAGATAATAAGTTCACAATAAAAGATTATGAAAGTGAATTAATTGAAATGAGTAATGAGACACCCATTAATGAAAAAATTCATAAATTTAAGGCTGAATTTAACAACTTAATAACTAATAAAAAATATATCAATCCAGTATTCATGAATGAAGAAGAATTGTTTAATATTGAAAACAAGTTTCAAATTTATACGAATGACAGTGAAGAGTATAGCATAAAAGACTATTTACTTAAATTTGTTGATGATGTTGACAGTATATACAAAATAGAATCGTATGCATTATCACTTGGAGATGATGGTAGAAACGTCTGCGCAATTATTGATTTATTGAAACGAGTTTTAAATGAATTTTTTACTAAGAATAATGACATCAAAATTCAAAATATGTTTTTATCATATCTCAAATATCTCTTAAATTTTGTAGTAAAAGAAATATCAATGATAAATAATTTAACTTATTTAGGAACATTAGATTTTACACAAAACATGCGCAACGGTGGTATTGTTGATTTGACTTGCAATCGTTTTTACATTCCTAAAATCAATAAGAATATATTTGATGTAACAAATACAGATGCTATGGCTAAATACAAAGAAATGGTTACTGAAGTTCCATTTGTTGACATGATCACCCGTATGAACAATAAAAAAAAGATGAACAATAAAAAGATGAAAGGAGGCCAACAGAAACAAATCGATATTTCCAGATTAGATATCACAGTAAATGACAACTATAGACAACGATTGAATAACGCCATATTCTACAACATCTTCAAGTTCATGCGTTGGAGTTACTACAAGAAACACGATAATATGGAAAACATTGATACTTACATTTTTAAAGACTATTTAATGACAATTATAGTATGTGTCATATTACACTCGATGCATCAAAACAAATTAGCCATCGGTGTCTTCGTTGATCAGATACTCTCCATGGGCATGTATTACAAATACAAAAATGAAAAATTCCTATTACTCCCGTATTATCTCCCTTTCGTCTAATTAACAATTAAATGAAAAGTTGATTGATACGGGTATATATCAAAAAGTGATATTATTTTTCTCTCTGTAAAAAAATTTTTCAAAAAAAAAATTTTGAAAAAAAATTTTTTTTATTTTATGACTTTTTATTTTTTAGATATATATATATGCTACATATTTTTTATAGGTGTTTAAGGTTTTAGGTATTAGGTTGATAATTTTTTTACATTTAAAGGTTAAATTTAATAATTATATTATAATAAAATAAATATGTCGTTAAAGTATTTATGCAAACATTGTGGTTATGAAACAAATAGAAAATGGTCATTTGAAGACCATTGTAGTCGTCCATCAGCATGTGAGAAGAGACTAAAAAGACACCATAATTTTAACCCTCCTCAAAAATGCAACATAATCCCTCAAAAGGTTACCATTAGGCAAGAATTTCCTCCTCAAAAGGTTACCATTCCTCATTTTCCTCCTCAAAAGGTTACCATCTTACAATTACATGAATCAAAAAATTTATTTCATTGCAATATTTGCTCTAAAACGTTTTCATGCAAATGGAATAAAGATCGACACATGAAAACATGTAAAGGAGCGAATAATTTACAATGTCCAACGTGTAGAAATATTTTCGCTAATAAATCTTCCAAATCCAGACATATCAAAGCAGGAAAGTGTTTACCTTGTAAAGATGAAAAAGATCAAGAGATTGAAGAACTGAAACAACAACTGGAAGAAGAAAAACAAAAGAGAAAAGAAGCTGAAGAATCCAAATCAACAATCAACAATTATATCACTAACAATACAAACAATTACTTTGATCATAGTATAAATTACAACAATTATGACAATCTAAATGTAGACCATATAACAAAAGAAGATATTAAGCGTCTCTTCAACAACTGTAGAATGCAATATCCTGAATTATCCGAGGATTTGACTCGTATGATACTCAGCCTAAAAGAGAACCAATGCATATACTTACCAGAAGGTCAAAAGTCCAACACATGTGCTGTTATAAAAGATGGTGTTGAAATGAGAAAGCCGCTTATACGGGTGTTGAATGACTTGGGAGCACAAACAGCCATATTGATTCGAGACTCCAACGTGATTGAGAGAAATAAAAAGGACGTTGTAAACAATCAGTTTTGGGCTGATAACCGTAATGCATGTGGACTCAACATATCTGATATTGAGTATATGACTGACAATGATAAGGAGATAGTTCAAAGAAACAAGAACATAGTGCTTGATATGTGTGATGGTAAAATATAAGATAACAAAACTATCAAAAAAAACAATCCATGAAACATGGTTGTTTTTCTTTTTTCTTTTTGATTTTTAATAGAAGTCTTTTATACTTTTACTTTAAACATCAGTGGTTTCATTCTTCTGTTCGTTAATCTTGTTCATTCTTTGAATCAATCTGCTTTTAGCGTTTTCAAGATTGTGCTCGGGACCCCAAATCTCAATGACATTTCGAGTATTGTCATACCAAAGATAATCGATATGAGAAGCCTTAGTGATTGCATTGAATACATAACCATTCCTTCCAATCAAACTCTTAATGTCGTCCTTTTCAATAGAGCAAGGTACTTGAGAATAATGAGCATCGGGAGGGTTGTACATGCCGGGGGTGAAGTAATCGTAGAATTCCATTGTTTTAGTAAGTTGTTAATGTTTTCTTTAAGTCTTATTCAGATATTTTAATTTCTTAAAGTAAAAAAGAGATCAATTTTTTATTTTTTTCAATATTTTTACGAAGAAATATTCATTTTTTTGAATAAAACAGTATATATGCCGATTGATCACTATATGCTTTGGTCTTCCTAACTGTTTCATCATCAATCAAATACCATTCTTTCCCATGTTTACAGAATGCATTATAATGTCCTCCATCAGTTCCACCCATATGATTAGCAATTGCATTCAATTCAAATTCAACCTCGTTATTAATTGAGAATTCATTGATATTAATATCATCAGATACATAAACATGAGCGTTATTTTTCGCGAACCTATATTCTGTATTACCGCCTCTAGTATGAGTTACCATTTTGAATCTTTTCAGTGAAATAATGAACATTTGTGGTGATCTAACAATCTTGCATGATTTCAGACTTTTCTTTTTGTGGTTGCATTTGTCGCATTTCCATCTATCTCCATCGCCATCATCATCACAGTTGATATAGTGTTTATCAAAGTATTTTGCTAGACAATCAGTAACAGATATGCTTTCACTCTTTTCAGTGACTGGAATCTCTACATCAAGCACCCTAAAGGTCTCAAAATTATGATGAATTTTTCCACAATGACCACAAATGATTTGATTGACAACTTGACCTGTGCATAGTTCATTGAACCAAGTGTTTTCATTTTTAACGAATTTGAACCATTCGTTGTTGGCTTTAGCGATGAACTTTGATATTCTAGGACTCATCGTCGGCTTATATGGACGTATATCTAGTTTATCAAAGGAATAAATCTCCATGTTCAATTGGTTGAAGAAAATGTTGATGAATTCATTGATGTCATTGTGTTGTAGAAACTTGAACCAATCAACTTTTTGAATAAGGTTTTTCAATAGTAATTTAATACCAGAAGTCTTATTTGGATCTGTAAGAATATGTTGTAGAGATCCAGATATGTTCTTTTTACCATGTTGAATGTCTTTGATTGAATCCTTGAACTCAGGATAAGTGAATAAGCATTGTAATGTGGAGTTCAGATAGCACGTATTTCTAATATTATCTAAACCGAAAATCTTTGATTCATCCATTGTTTCCATGTGTCGTGTATTATATTCTTAAATAAATTTATCATTTTTTATAAATGATACACACGGAAAATCTCATAGTGAAAACAAATGGTAATTTATTTGATGAGTTTCAACAAGTCATATCTGGATTGATATTACAAGAGCATAAACCAGAAGTCCCTATATCTTTCATTTCATCCGATGTTCTAAAAGAAGAGATGCAAGAATATTTCAATTTAGATATTACTTTCATAAATGTTCAAGATATTCTACAAAGTAAATATTTATACAATGAAAAAGAGCAAGAATTAATACTCAATACATATGAGTATGGAACAAATGGATATGAGTATATAGTCATCGAAGGTAGAAAAGAATTCAAAAAACCTACTATGGCTAACAAAGAGTATATAGCACTTAAATCACGTGTGCACAAGAATGTCTATAATAAAGTTCATGATTATGTTTTTCCTCAATTAAGTATGCTTTTTGATACTGAAAAAATAAATGTAGGCTTACATTATTCACAAGATGCTATGTCAA